TACTCTCAGATTTAAAGCCATATACTCCAGAAGGTTTTCTTGAATCTCGTCCCGTGAAGGAAGATAAGATTCTTTCTACTTCACAAGCACTTAATCTTTTAAGACAGCGTGGTTATGTCATCAAAGATGAACCATTAGCAGTTTCCTGATTAGTGTTGCGTTTATATTTAGTTTTAAGCCAGCTTTTTAGGTGGTTTATTTGTCATGTCCTTTATTTCTTGGTTGCCCTCTACTTATTTGTTTCAAACTTTTTCCTCCAAACACATTTGATTATACTACTCATATTTGCATAGTGCAATAACAAGAAAGAAAAAAGTTATAAAAAGTTGCGCAATGCTATTGACAAATAAGTTGCGTAGTGCTACATTGTACCATGAAAGGAGGTAGTAACGTGATTAACACAAGTAAANTCTACTTATTTGTTTCAAACTTTTTACCTCCAAAAATAATCATATTGTTAAGTTTTCCCCCGGGTGGCTCACAGTTCCGCCCGAAGTAATCTCTTGTTACCTCTTATCCCTAATTTTTATTTTCCCTATCATCCTCATATAGCGCCGCGCCTCTGATTGCCTCAGCAATACACCGTCCTTCGGTCTTATTTTTTAATACTTTCCCTATTCTCTCAGCGTTGTAATATACATCGCCAAAATGCTCGTGGCTGGACAATTCACAGCCGACACCCCGTGCAGGAATACAACAAAACCCTCCATTTACGTGAGTGCCAAAAATTACAAGATAACTGTAGCCATTCACGGCAACGCTTATCTCACTGATACACTCAGCCTTGAATATATTTTCTATTTCATACTGCGCCATATATTACCTCCTATTACTTTTTGCCGATGGTTACACTAACCCCCAATGCGTTGAAAACCTTATCCGCACTTTCAATGCTCATGTGCTTCTCCCCACGTTCCCAATAATAAATTGCTCTCACAGTTACACCAGCCTTTTCAGCCAGTTCCTGTATTGACAACTCTTTATTAATTCGCTCTTTTTTTAAAATTGCACCAAAATCCACTTGTTTTCTCCTTATAAATAACTATAATAGTAATTATGCACTACTGTTCATCTGATTATAGAAAAGAAAGGAGGTACCCCCTAATGTCCTTAGATGTATACCATGTTGACCTTTCGGCGCTTTCCGCCAATGAAAGAGCCTCTGTAATGGAATGTATAGAACACAATTCTTTTAACGGATTACACTTGTATTCGGATTTTAAATCGGGTATATTTGAAGTTAATAAGGGCTTCGACATTAAACAGTTGAATCTTCCTGTAGCGTGTCATGTAACGCTTCGCCAGTAGGTGTGTAAATGCAGAAATCTGTCTTCAGCTCTTCCGCATTGTATTTAATTTCAATGCGGAACTGCTTGTTGGCTGCCATCGCCATTGCCGTCATATCTGCCCAACGCTTTAAGGCAACAACGGTCTTTTCAAATCCGTCTGTCATAAGCCTATTAAAATTCGATTCCTTGAAACTCTCACCTGTCTGTGCTGCTTCCTGAGCTTCCAACATTGCAAGTTCGTATGGTCTGTAAACCAACTCACCAGAAAGCACCCTATTAATGCTCTCATTAGCCAATTCAACTGTTTTGATTACTCTCGTAGCAGTTTCTATATCTATATTGGTGACAGAAACATCAATCTGCACCCTACCATCATCCTTTGCGGTTTCAAATGTCCGCTTATAGCTTAGCTGTTCTGTTAATTTTTTTTCGTTCTCATTGCACATTCTTTAATTCTCCTCCTCCCTAGCCTCTCTCCGGGCGGCTCGCAGTTCCGCCCGAAGTAATCTCTTGCTACCTCTTATCCCTATGTCTGAACCGGGAATATCCGATAAACCGTCCTATGCTGGCTTCTTCGGTTCATCCAGCTCTCTATGGAACTGCTGTACTGCCGCCATGTACCCCATGATAAATGACTTGCTGTTCTGAGGTAACTGTACAAAGCCTCTTGCCGCCCGTTCCATAAGGTTATCCTTATTCTTGCAAGGATTTATATTATCCTTCTCCATCACCATATCAACAGCCATATCAACACAACCTCCTTTCTTCCGAATGGCATCAAGATGCCTTCTTTTTATCTTTTTTTACAACATCAACTAACTGGACTTTCACTCCATCGCCCCTGCTTGAAAGTATTAAGGCAATGGATTCAAATGCCCTGCGCGCATTTTCATCGCTCATTTCACTCACTTGCCTTTCACCCATTCCGTGCCTCCTACTTATTTTTCTTCATATACTTAAGTACGCTTACAATTAAAACCACATCTACTATAATGTTGACCGCCCCGAACAGCTCGCAGTTCCGTCCGGAGCAACACTTCTGATACATCTCTTATCCCTATTGTCTGAGTCGAGATATACGATAAACCGCCCTAAGCTGACCTCTTTTCTCTTAAGTCCATAACCATCACCACAATCATCAACTCAAAAGATTTACCTTTATTAAAGTGAACCATATACTTTTATCTCCTACTTATCACTTGTTCATTTGTTTGCATTATGCTATATTTTTTTTTACAGGCTCCAGCCAAAGCCGAGTAAATAATTAAGGAGAAAATTATGCCAAGTGAACATTTTGACCCAAATAATCACACGTCATTAGACATGCCTATTTTTGTATTACGTGACAATCTCGGAAGTCTTGCAGTACAAGTTCTTGCAGCCAAATGTGATTTATCGCAAATGTCATATGACGATATGCTTACTGAGCTTCTTGAAATAATAAAAGAACTTCACCTTGCATATGATCGCATGAATTAAAATGAATTAGGTTCTTTTGCAATCTCCTGAATAGTCGTATTACTCAGGAGATTGTTCACTTTTCTTCTGAAATAAGTCTCTCTTAACTTATCAACTGCGTACTGTGCCTCTTCAAGTGTGCATGTCTCCGATAATAAAGACGCTTCAAGGCGTTCATATATTCGCTGTGTTTTGCTTTTATCCAATATCCCACCTCCCTACTTCTTGAACTTATCCCTTAAGTCCATAACAATCAGCACAATGAGCACTACATCCGCCACTATTCTGGCAATCGCACTTATCACCATCATCCTAGAGCTGGTAAATGCCATTATGGCATTACTCAACTAGTAAACTGGGGAGGTAGAAACTCCCCTTACTAGGAATAATAAACGGACGCGGTCGCATTGTCAATATAAAAAATCATTGAAAGGAGGCAAGACGTATGTTGGAGACAGTATTATGGATTATTTCAAGGGTGGCACTTATCACCTTTTTAATTTTCTTCCTGAGCTTTTTATGACGCTTACTCATTGTTTTGTCCTCCCTTCTTGTTGTTTATGTGACCATTATACGTCACAAAAACACATTTGTCAATATCTTTTTTGTTGTTCATGCGACTTTTTGTTGTTTGTGTGACTTTTGCTATTGACGTTTTAACACTCTATGTGTATAATCAAAGCAGAAAAGAGGTGATATATACGAATGAGAGATTAAAAAAATTGAGAAAGATGCTTGATTTAACACAGCAAGAATTTGCTGATAAAATCGGAATTAAGCGAAATACTATGGCTCAATACGAAATTGGTAGAAACGAACCTATTGATGCAGTAATAATATCAATTTGCCGCGAGTTCAATGTCAATGAGAAATGGCTCCGAACTGGCGAGGGCGACATGTTCATCTCGTCCGATGATGCGAACATTGAGAAAATAGAACGCATATTAAAGGGAGAAAACAGTTTAGCCAAAAATTTGTTTAAAACTTTCATCGCCTTTGATGAAGAAGATTGGGAAGCGCTGAATCGAATGATAGAGAAGTTCAATTCGATAGATGCTGAAGCATTAACATTATTCGACAGCATTCCTGCCAGTCCGGAAGAACTTGAAAAGAAGTTTCCGCCGGTCGAACCAAAGAATCATAAAAATACTGCCGGATAATTCCGAAGGGACACCCGGCAAACCTCATTATCTTATAAGAATAATCAATGCCGTACTTTTGACTGTTTTGAAATTCAGGTTATAATACAGTGTCTTGTTGCTCATGTAATACATGGCATATATAGAGCTGTTGTTATAATATATGTACTTTCTTTTCAGTTCATCCACGTCCTTTCGTATGTAGGGACCGGGTGCGATGTATTATTATAAGTTATTTTTGGCTATTTTACTAATAAGATGTATATCATTAAATATCACAGCTTACTTTATGTGGCAGATTGGAGTTCTTATGAATAAAGAAGAAATCTGGAATAAATGGAGTTCAGATGTGCATGAAACTCTCGATGCTAAAAAAAGAATTGTATCAGCTCAAAAAGCTGATTTAACCCCTATCCTTCTAGATAACGATGATTGTATGGCATATTTTCAAGGTGGTCATGGGAGATACGAAACATTCTTAGACTATTGTCCATGCGGTGATTTTCACCGAAGAAAGCTACCTTGCAAACATATATATAGATTAGCCATGGAACTTGGTCTTATAGAAGGCAACCCTATTAATGACCCCACCAGAATTAAAATACCAATGGTTAAAGATGCTCTTGGATTAAGTGCCGCTCTTGATATCATAGAAAAATGTTCTGAAGATGCACAGATACTAGCTTTAGATATTTTCTCCAATGCAGTATCAGGCACATATAAAAATTTTAAAGAAAACTCAACAGAAGCTCAAGAGCTTCTTGATTCAAAAATCGTTCACACGGTTCAAGATAATGATAATTCTTTAAAAAATGATTATTTCTCAAACACATCTGGCAATGATTTTTCAAATATTGTTATTTTAGAAATTGAAGATAATTTTTCAAATGTAAAGAAAAATATTTTTAGGTATCTGAAGCGCAAATATGACCCTCAAAAGGGATATGATGAAAACATGGACATAGTCGCATATTATCCTGATGATGAAATAACCGCTCTACTTATAAGTCGCGGTTTCTTGAAAGAAATTGGTTAGTTACTCAAACTATCCTATAACCTACTTCATATTTTAATTTAAAAATATTTTTTACCACATTGACATCAAAAAGGACAAATGGTATCATGGTTTCAAGATAAATGGTCGTTTTCGAGATGACTAGTGAAAACCCTCTTACCGTTTGGTAAGGGGGGTTTTTCTTTAATATGTCACAAATATACTATGGAACAGAGAACATGAATGTTATATTTCATTCAATTGAGATAAGTCCCATCCCCCCTCCATCTTATAGATAGTTTATAGAATGTTGGAAAATCCAACACTCTTGTTGCAAAATCCGTCGATATATGCTATAGTGAATGTGCAGGTATGCCTAGAAGGAGGATAACAATGCAAACATTAAATGAAAGAATCAAGAAAGCGCGTGTGGCTTTACATTTATCACAGGATTACGTTGCAAAGTTTTTAGGTGTAAGCCGCACTGCCATAGTTGAAATAGAATCCAACAGGAGGAAGGTTTCCGCTGATGAACTCGGTAAATTAAGTGCACTGTTCCAGATTCCCGCTGATGAACTTCTGAACGGCAGGAATGTAGAAGCTCCCGTGCAGATGTTCGCACGAAGATTCGGTTCACTTGATGAATCAGACCAGCAGGAGATTCTAAATCTAATAGAATTTAAGCGAATGATGAAGAAAGGTGATACACATTGACAGTAGATTTTGAACAACTAGCAAAAACTGGCATGCCTGCAGGAGAATTAGCCCTTTCATTTCTTCGCGAATATTCTAAAATGAAGGGAAAAAAATTATCATTTCCTATCAATCCATTTCAAATGCTAAAAGACTTGGGAATTTTATTTAATTTTAGGCCATTTAAAAACTATGATGGTGTATATATACCCGCTTCTGGTGAGAATGATTCCCCTGTTGTGGGTATCAATCTTAAAAGACCTATTACAAGGCAACGATTCAGTGCTGCACATGAATTATGTCACCATTTAAAAGACGCCAACAATGCATATACTTGTGAACCTAATTCTAAATCTGAAATAGAAACCTACGCCGAAGATTTTGCGGCAGAATTACTTATGCCAAGTATCAAGCTTAAACAAAAAGTTGATGAACGTGCGAAAAATGGTTATGTAAATTTCGATGATGTCCTATATATTGCAGATTTTTTTGGCGTAAGTTTTACAGCATGTTTATATCAGGTAGCTTATCGACTTCATAAAATTAAGGGAAATGTTTCTTGGAAATTTCTAACTAAAGAAATTAATAAATATAAACCTATGAACAGAAGAAAAGAGCTTGGAATGTATGATACAGTCTTATATGAACAGCTATTTGATGCCATAGGTGATTGTTTTAAAATCATCCCAAACCCACATATATGCCAAAAGTTCAAGTCCGAATACATTTACCACGATAGCAGACTTGAAGGCATTGACATTGACCAAGAAACAGCCGCAGCCATTGTTTCTGATTTGAGATTATATAAACAAAATAGTCCTTATTGTAAAGAAACAAATAAAAATATAATTGAAGTTGCCGGTTTAACTTTGGCATACGATTATGTATTTGAGGAAGTCCAAAATGAACTATCCATATATGATGCAAAACACTTAAATGAAAAACTGTTTTCTACATCGGAATATCCTGAATATGGTGGTCGATACAGGGAAACAAACACATTGGTTCTGGGTGCAAAATTTGAAACGATAGATTATCGTAAAATACCTGAAGAAATGTATTTCCTTGATAAAGATATCAAGCAATTAATGGAGGAATATACCAATCTTTCCTTCAGTTGTTTTGTGGAGCAGGTTATCCGTATTCATCATAGATTGACAGTAATTCATGCCTTTAGAGATGGAAATGGTAGAACGTCAAGAGCTTTTGCAAACATGATGCTATTAAAAAGAGATATTCCGCCAGTATTTTTTAAGAATACAGAAAAGGAAGAGTATAAGGATGCACTAGGATTAGTGGATAAAACCAATCAGTTTGATGCATTATATGAAAGATTTTTTAAGTCTATATTGAACTCTTATTCTGCTTTGACTAATTTTAGGGTTTGAACAAGATTGTAATTAATATTAAAAACCGCCCTTGCTGCGAACAAGGACGGTTTATCGGATATACCGTTGACAGGAAATCCTGTGATACGATACGACCCAGACAACCGTATTGTATCACAAGAACCTGAAAAAATCAAAGGGTTCTTTTTTTGTACCCTTTTTCAGAAAGGATTGTGATTAATATGGCTTACAGAAGCACCATTACTACCCCATCTGCTGCTTCACGCAAGGTGAAGGCAGCTCTCTACATCAGAGTTTCAACACTCTATCAGATTGACAAGGATAGCCTGCCATTTCAGCGCCAGGAGCTAATCAATCTTGCCAAATATATGCTCGGTACAGATGATTATGAAGTATTTGAGGATGCCGGCTACTCCGGCAAGAACACCGACAGACCCTCTTATCAGCGTATGATGACACGTATTCGCCAAAAGGAGTTCTCTCACCTATGCGTATGGAAGATAGATAGAATCTCCCGAAATCTACTTGACTTTGCAGCGATGTATGATGAATTGAAAAAATATAATGTTACCTTCGTTTCCAAGAACGAACAGTTTGACACCAGCTCCGCGATGGGTGAAGCAATGCTCAAGATAATCCTTGTCTTTGCCGAACTGGAACGGAAGCTCACCTCAGAGCGTGTCATGGGTGTTATGCTTGACCGTGCAAGCAAAGGACTGTGGAACGGTGCCAGAATGCCTCTGGGCTATAAATGGGATACCAATGCGAAATTTCCTGTAATCGACGCGGACGAAGCTGTTACAATCCGTTTTATCTTCGATAAATACGAAGAAGTCAAATCGACATTGCAGATATCAAGAATCCTCAACAGGAACCATATAAAGACCAAGCGCGGCGGTGAGTGGACATCCAAGACCGTCAATGACATTGTACGGAATCCTTTTTATAAAGGGACTTACCGATACAATTACAGGGAATCAGCGCGTGGAGCTATTAAAAATGAAGAAGAATGGATCATTGTACCTAACGCCCTCCCTGCCATACTCACCGAAGAACAGTGGACGCGCTGTAATGCATTGATGGATTCTCACCACGAAACCAAGGATACATCAAGCTTTCGTGTATGCCACACACATATTTTTGCAGGTATCTTAAAATGCTGTGACTGTGGCGGCGGCTTCTCATCCAACCGTGACAGACCACGCTTATCCGGATGGCGTCCTTCAACCTACCGTTGCACACGCTCCGCCAAGATGCAGGACTGTCCTACCTTTGGAATATCGGATGTAGTGTTAGGTCCGTTCATTTTCAATTACATAGCCAACTTCGTCCGCTTACAGCGAAAAGGCATCAATTACACTGTAGAATCTATTGAAAAGGCATTGCTATCCGGGAAGCCATTTGAAAACATAGCCGGCATAGATTCCGCAAGCCTCGAAGAGACATTACTGGCTCTCAAGCAATATAATTCATCATCTAATGCGGCAAACTACTCTCCTGATCTGCTTGAAGAATTGCCGAATCAGTCCGATAATGGCAGCAACATAGATATTGAGCTATTGCGGCAGGAAGAAAATAAATATAAAACCGCCCTGCAGCGTCTCCTCGACTTATACCTATTCGACCCGACAGCAATGCCACAGAAGGACTACCTGCTCCGCAAGGAAGAACTGGAAAGGAAGCTTCAGGAGGTTCAAGCCTCCATTAAAAGAAACTCTGCCTCAACCCCCGAAGCAGCCGGTGCCACGGATATATCCTTTATCAAAAAAGCCTCCGCTTTTATCATTTCACAGCGAATCCTGAGCAAGCAGGATATTGACTTTGAAGATTTAATTCAGAAATGTACTCCTGAACTGCTTAAGGATTTAGTTAATTCTACTATTAAGGAGATTGGAATCAGAGGGAAACGCGTGGAGTATATTGAGTTTCAGAGCGGGTTGAGGCATACGTTTATATATAAAGACTGAAAATATAAGAAACAAGAAATATGTATCAATTGACATTTTTTCAATTGTAAAATGGCAACAGCCGGAGAACTACTTCCCCGGCTGCTACCTTATCCAATATACTTAATGTAATATGGATTGCTCACATACATTTAAATGTGAGGTACTAAAACTTTAATAACAGAATCTTACCTAACCAAAATAAGATTTAAATCATCCGACATGGATTTTTTTACTATGTTTTCTTTTGCTCTTGCCTAAAATTTTTTATCTTGCCAATTTATATAATACTAACTGATTAAGGCTTACACCCTCATTATTTGCTTCTATTGCCAATCTCTGATGTAATGTTTTCGGTAATCTCACATTAAATTTTCCACTGAAATCCTCCGTTCTCTCAGGTAACGGAATTGAAATATTATTCTCAAGTTTAACTTCTATATATCCTTCCATAGCTTCATTAAGATTTTCATACAGCTCCTCAACTGTATCGCCTGTACTTTGGCATCCGTCAAGCTCCAATATTCTTCCGTAGAAGTAATGCCCGCTCTCGTCATTCATTTCTGTTACAATCCGTGTATACGGTAACTTTAAATAATCTTTGACCTCCATTTTAGTTCTCCTCCTTGATTTTCCGTTTGCTTATGCTTTTATTTTGGTCTTTATTTATTATATACAGGTCAGGGGTTTTTAAGCCCCTATCCTGTTAAGAATGTCTACTACATACGCCTTTTTTAATGGATTCTCCTGCTTGACTGTTACTACATCGCCTGTAGCTCTATTCAAGTACTGCTTGTGGCTGCCTTTCTGTCTTGCCGGCTCATAGCCATAAGCTCCGAGAACCTTGTCCGCCTCTTCAGGGCGTATTCCGTTCGGCTGTCGCTTCATCTTTTCGATGATTTTTTCTACTTGACCCATCCCTCTGCCTCCTTTCTATGTATTTATAGTACT